GGTGGCGGCAAACGCCAACACTCGATCAACGGCGCCTTCATACTAGATAACACGCAAGCCCCAATCGGGGGTTACGTGAAATCTGTGTGTGTTGACGAAGTTGGGAGAGGCGTTGACCATCCTCTCAGTATTACTCATACTGATTTGTCTGGCATCGCCCTCCTTAATGGGAATACGACCAGCGGCATTCACGGGTACTCGTACTCTTCTTGGGTACCAGACCTCGCGACTGCTGCGCCTAGTCCTTTATCACTTATAACCTTGCCTTCGGCAGGGGCGGTTGCCACGACGACCTTGGCCAGAAGTAATCCTTCTGTACCTGTTGTCTCCGTGCCTAACTTCCTCTACGAACTCAAGGACCTCCCCGGTATGATCCATGAGATTGGGCGTCTTAAGCTCTTGAGAGGATCGACTCGTGAGAGTCGATTCGATCTCATAACCCATGGAGGCACTCCCAGCAAAAATGCTGCGAATGTCTACTTGAGCTATGCTATGGGCTGGACACCCCTCATTTCGGATCTCCGGAAGCTATTCCAGTTCAGGGACTCTGTGAAAAACAGGGTCAAGGATCTGGACGTGCTGTTCAATCAGAACGGAGGGCTACATAGGTCCGTCGGCAAACCGAACGCGAGTAAATCGCGTCCGGGATTATGGTCGGAAACTGAATCCACGAGCGGAACCAAGACAATTGATTCTGCTACGGGTAAGTTAATTCAAGTCAGATATGATAAAATCACGTCTGCCTCGATGTGGGGGAGCGTCCGTTGGACAAACCCCTATCCGCGCCATAATAAGCTTGCTGAACAGGATCTTGATCGGTGGGCCCGAGACCTCGTCTTTGGGATGCATGTTACACCCAAAGAGGTATGGGACGCTGTCCCATGGACTTGGCTCGCCGATTGGTTTGGAAATTTTGGTGACTATCTTGATAGCACCAATAATATCCTCTCCCTCGCACCGAGTGTGCCGATGGTTATGGCACACACGATGACGCAGGAATCCTGGACTCGCTCTGACTCCGAATCTTGGTGTACAGGCGGGTACGGACATCTCACGATAGAGACGAAAACTCGTACTCCATCGGGGGCTTCCTTGTCGGCGTCTATTCCGATTTTCTCGGGTAGACAATTCGCAATCCTTGGTGCGTTGGCTCTTCAGCGCTCGCGCTGAGGAATTCAACAGCACTAAGGAGTAGATACAATGCTAGGTTCAACCCTGACGGTTACGCTTGATGGTTCCGGTGGAACTGTCAAGACGCTGCCGCTGATTAACCAAGACGGTTACTCGTCCGAGTATTTTCTGGACGATGGTACCGTGACGTACCGCGCGAAAGTGCGGCACTCCAAGGATTCGGTCAAGGCTGGCTCTCAGCCGTTTGATCGTCACACTGTGACATTCCAACGGTTTCTGAAGCCGGCTACGGCCTATCCTCTTGGTCGTCTGACGGAGGTCATCTACACGATCCGACTGGATCCTGCAGAGGTCGCCGCAGACGTCATCGACGTCTCGGAAGCCATGAGCTTTTACATGGTAAAAGCTGGTGGCATTGCCGCGAAGTTGCTGGGTTGGGAGTCGTAAGGCGTCTTTGACGCCCTAAGGCCTCCATCCTAGGAGATGGGTGAACTAAGCCTAAGATCGTTTAACCCCTTACTGTAGGAGTCAACGATGAAAAGCTTAGTCCTGTATCTACAGGGACTATACTCATCTATGTTTTCTGACATAGGTGAGCAGTTTCCCTCACTCCGACGTGATAGTGAGCGGGATGCTTCTCGCTTGCTCTCACTCGTCAATTCCAGAGGTCTACCGTTTTTAATGATGGACCTTCCGGACGCTGGAAAACACTTCGATAGAAGCCTTTCCAACGGACGCCTTACCAAGTTCGATATTGCCGGTCACCGGCCGTATCGATCTGGAGGAGTAATCCCGAGACTTTTCAAGGGGCTACTCCTACGCGTTTTTGACGAAAATGGTATGCTTAGGGCTGTTCCGGACGTTGCAGCTATCCGTGCTCTTCGTCAGCTGTATTATGCAGCTAAGAAGTTCAAGGTAAACTGTGACGACTCACGCACATGGGAACATGTACATGAGTTCTTCGAAACAGACGGAAAAGTCCGTCTTCCGTCCCTCAATTGGGACGAAGACCGACTCGACACTTCCCTTCTTCGGAATCTCCATTTTGGCGATTCTGATAGGGGCCGTGCTGCTCCTCTTTTCGGTATTTGCAATTCTAGCTTTACCGACATCGAGGGTTCCCTCCCCAGACCAGAATACGGTGCTTTTGACGCAGCCCAACGGGTTGCAGACATCGTCACCGCGTTCCTCGGGACCTTCAACGGTCTCGACTGGCGAGCTAAGCATGGACCAGGTGCAGTAGCAGATCAGCGTCGTACGCAGTTTAAGTACGACTTTCCATGCTGGCCTGCCAAGCTTGAGACTACCTTCCCACTTGCCGACTTCGGTTTTCCGAATTATGGCCTTTGGGCTGGTTTTCTCACTAGTGAGGACGTTCATGTTCAGTATTCTGAGCATGAGCCTCCGTCAAGACTTATCGCCGTACCAAAGGTCTTGAAAGGACCGAGGTTAATCGCCTCGGAGCCTGTCTCGCACCAGTGGTGTCAGCAGATGCTTCTTGATTATTTCACTAGTCGCCTGGCGTTCACACCGATTTCTCAATCTATTCACTTCCGTGATCAGACTGAGAATCAGGAGTTCGCACGGCGTGCTTCCCATACTAAGTCGCATGTGACAATTGATTTGTCATCTGCTTCCGACCGTCTCTCGTGCTGGGTCGTGGAAAGAATGTTCAGGCGTAGCGATACGCTTGTCCACGCTCTTCACGCCACCCGCACAAGATGGGTCAGAAATGACATCGATGCAAAGTCACCTAACTTTCATAAGTTAAGGAAATTTGCATGTATGGGCTCTGCTTGTACCTTTCCCGTACAGTCGTACGTCTTCGCTACGCTAGCGATTGGAGCTCTCCTCTGTTCTAGAGGGAAGCCGATCACTATTCGTAACGTACGTGCGGCCTCAAGGGAGGTCCGCGTCTTTGGTGATGATATTATCATCCCCACTGACGGATGGGAACTGCTGCAGGGACTGCTAGGCCACCTTGGTCTCAAGGTGAATCTGCAGAAGACTTACGACAGTGGAAACTTTCGTGAGTCCTGCGGACTTGATGCGTTTGACGGTAACGATGTTACCCCAAACTACTTCAAAGCCTACCCTGAAGTGTCCCGGCCTGAGTCGGTGATCTCGTCTGTAGAAACCCATAATAACTTTGCAATGCAAGGTTATATGAGGACTGCTGACGCGATGCGTTTGCGAATACATTCTCTGAAGCGTTTCCGTTTCATGAATGTGCCGCTCGGCTCAGGTCTCTTTGGTTGGATCGATCTTTTCTCTCAGGGGAATCCAGACGTTGAGAAACGCTGGAACCCTGATCTGCAAAGGGTCGAAATCCGCGTTGACATTCCTTTCGGAAGATCAATACGGTCCCTACCAAAGAAAGATTCACTACTGCATCAGTATTTCACTGTTGCTAGATCGGCACCACGCTTTCTGCAGGGTGACCGACTCGGTCATGTAGTGAAATCGTCTACGTCTATACGTAGGCGATGGGTGGCTCAACCAATCTAACAGTTCTTATAGTCTGCGGCCCTCGCAAGTTTAATGCTTCGGGTGCTTACTACTATTCCTGATAGAAAGGTAGGGTTCG